ATATGATGACAAGAAGACAAGTAAAAGAACTAGACCCCTATTTGAAGACTAGAATAGGTGAAGCGTACATACAAATTAGAGAACTGGCAAAACCAAGTAATTTAGCTGGTACACAAAAAGTTTATTATGAGGGTAATTGGGTAAAAGATATACACAATAACTATACAGAAAAACAAGCACAAGTAATATTCGATAATGTGGCTCAGTATATGGACAAATTAGATTTTTTTCAAAAGAAATTAAAATATACTTATGAAGATATTGATGAGAGTCCTATTCAAGCATACGAATACATAGCAAGAGTAAAATAATGAAAAAGGTTAATTGGGATAATCTAATAGATAAATCTTGGTATTGGACCAAAATAACTTTTCTATGTGCCGCTATCATATTGGTGGCGTATGGTTATGGTACATTTAACCCTAATGAATTTGCTGAGAAAAAGATATTTAAAATCGCAGAAAACGATTATCTTATTAAAGTAAAGAAGATGGAACTAACTGAACCTAGTATGGAATATACAAATGATATTCAGTTTGTGAGAGCAATGCATAAATGTATTGACTATATAAACTTTACTTTACCACATAGTAAGAGAGTGCCATTTGAAATGATTATAGGTCAAGCGGCATTAGAGTCTGGTTGGGGTTCAAGTAGATTTGCCAAAGAGGCAAAAAACTTATTTGGTATAAGAGTGTTTAGTAAAGAAAGTGCTCATCTATTACCACAAGGTATCACAGAGTGGCCAGGTTGGGGTGTAAGAGTTTTTCCAAGTAAGTGTGCTAGTGTTGTTGAGTATGTAAGATTATTAAATGAACACCAAGCATACAAAGAGTTTAGAGCGTTGAGAGAAAAAACTAGAGACCCTATTAAACTAATTAAAAAATTAGATAACTTTTCTACTACACCTGATTATGACAAAAGAGTAATCAGAATAATTAAGAAGATTAGAAAACTAGAAGATACCTACGCTTCAGATAAGACAATCAACTAAATATAACTATGTTTCTAACAATATTAACATTTTTATCCGCCATATCTATATCAATTATAGCGGCTGGGTATTCAATCATTGGTCTAGCAACACTATTTGCTGGTGCCGTGATACCTATTATCGCTATGGGTTCAGCACTAGAAGTTGGTAAGTTAGTAGCGGCCAGTTGGTTGTATCATAATTGGAACAGTGATGTACCAAGGTTATTAAAAGGGTATCTGTTTGGTGCCATTATCATACTAGTCTTTATTACATCTATGGGTATATTTGGTTTCTTATCAAAGGCACACCTAGATCAAGTTAAACCTACATCAAGTAATAATATAAAAATAGAATTATTAGATAACCAAATTAAATCACAACAACTTATTATTGATAGATCACAAAAGACATTAACACTATTAGACAAGGCATTAGAAGTTTACATAGATAAAGAATTTGTAACTAGAGGTCTAAAAGAACGTAGGAAACAAGAGCCAGAAAGATTAGAATTAAATACGGCAATCAAAGAAGCTAGTAATGAAATTGGTAGACTATCCGAAGAAAAGGGTACATTAAGTTTAGAACAAAACAAAATAGAGGCCGAAGTAGGACCTATCAAATATGTGGCAGAGTTAATCTATGGTGAGAATGCTGAAGATAACTTTGACAAGTCAGTTCGTATAGTAATATTGATACTCATATTTGTATTTGATCCATTGGCAGTATTGTTATTGATCGCTGCTAACATATCATTAAGGCAGTGGAGAATGAGAAAACAATCTGTTAAACTACAAAAAGAAATTGATTTACAAGACAAGTTAAATAAACAAAAGAAACGATTGGATAAGTTAGGTAAGAAACAAAGAGATTATAAAAAGATGGTGGCGACCATGGAAGACTTCAAGGACATGTCTCCTGACGAGATTAAAGTTAAAATAGACCAAATATATGATTGGAAAGATAAAGGTTAGTATTATACTATTCATTGCTGTGATTCTATCAGGTTGTATGAAAACCACCTGTGTAACCGATACTCATTGTGAGAAAAAGATCGATTGGAACAATCCTAAGTTTTCAATAATGAGAACCATAATAACAAATGGCACAAATTTGGGAAAATAGAGGCTTGACAATCGCCTCGTAATGTGATATATTATATACTATGGAAACAAAAATACATATACCAATAGAGGTACAAAACTTACAAAAGTTAGCACAGGCATGTAAGAATGCTGAAAGTGATGACTTCAAAGCATTGTGGTATAAAAAAATGATTGACTTAGCCAAGGAATATGGTATGATGGACTATGTAATGAGAAAGTTGATACACTAATGAATATATTTTACGTACATAAAAATCCTATCGTGGCAGCTAAGATGTTGATAGATAAACATGTGGTAAAAATGATTGTTGAATCAGCACAGATGTTATCTACAGCTCATAGACTATTAGATGGTACAGAGTATTATGGTAAAACTAAAACAGGTCGTAAAATTAAAAGATGGACACACCCTAATAACAATTTAGATAATGTTTTATATCTAGCAGGCCATGTTAAACACCCTAGTACATTATGGGTTATGAAAAATATCTTTCATTACAATTGGTTATATACTCATATGATGTCTTTAAATGATGAATTTAAATTAAGATATAATCATACAAAAGACCACATGACAATTCAAAAACTAAAAGACATATTAAAATATCCACCTAAAAATATACCTGTAAATGTAATTGGTACTGATCCTACACCGGCAATGCCTGATGAATGTAAGATACCAGGAGATGTAATTGGTTCTTATAGGAAATACTATATAGAAAAGAAACAAAGTTTTGCTAGTTGGAAATCACCAGCTAAACCACCTAAATGGTGGACTGAGGGAGTTGCTAATGGCATTTAAGTGGGACGGTAAGAGTAGAGTTACAAATGAAACTTATAGAAAGAATTGGGAAGATATATTTGGTACTAAAAAACCAAACCCAATAGCTAAAGAAGTTAGAACACCGAAGTATAAACCTAGAGTAGTTAAAGCTAAAAAAGGTAAAGGTAGTTTTACAAGAAAAAAAGAACCTGATGATGGATGGAGTGGAATAGTATAATGGACTTTTTAGAAAAAACAATCGAAGAACAAAAACTTTTAGACATTAGTTATAAACAATCCAAACAAAACAAAGCAGATAGACACTTAGAATCATTTAGTGATGATTTAAGAAATAGTATAATAAAGAAAGTGAAAAAAATGATTAGACCATATACACCAGAAGAAGAAGAAATATTAAGAAAAGGATTAAAGGAGAATAATAATGGCTGAATATAATAGAAAAAATATGATAGAGGCAATCAAAGATCACGCAAAAGGTCACATTGCAAAACACAGAATGAACATTGAGATATATCTGAAAAATGCTTCAGGTATTGGTGAGCATCCAGACGTGTTAGAATCAATAGAAAAAGAACTAAAAATAATAGCAGAATATGATGATCAGCTAGAAGTAATTAAAAAATACTTCGATCTTGACCCATTAAAACCTATACAAAGTTAATGCCAATATACTCATTTAAAAATAAAAAAACTGGTAAAGAGTTTGATGATATGATGACTATTGCTGAAATGGAATCGTACCTGGATAATAATAAACACATTATACAGGTACCCAAAGGACTAAATATTGTAAGCGGAGTAGGTGGTATAAAACATGACAATGGATGGAAAGAAAATTTAAGTAGAATAGCCGAAGCTCATCCACAAAGCACTTTCGCTGATACATATGGCAAAAAAAGTGTCAAACAAGTTAAAACTCAACAAGCATTAGCAAAAAACAAACAGAGAATAGCAAGTAGAAGTAGAGGTAAAAAATAATGGCTGACGATATACCAGATTATATGAGGGGGTTTGACCTTGATGAAGATTGGGGAATGACACCTGTCACTAAACCCGCTGAAAGTACAACACCTACAATAGACCCTAGCGTCATTGAAAATTCAAATTTAGAAATATCTAAAGTAAAAGATGATGTTTCATCTATCAAATCTATGATGAATGAAATAATGCAAATTGTGGCTGAAAAAGAAACAATTACAAAAGAAATTTCAGATGAAGACACAAAACAAAGATTTAAAGATTTAGAAAAGATTATAATACCATTTTTATATAATCTATCTAAGAGTGATGAACCTTACATACATTGGCCTAACAGAGGACCAATTATTAAGGCACAAGTAGAAAAAATATTAAAACTAACAAGAGGATAAGAATGAACATTAATCAATTAAGAGAACAATTAAAGATTGACGAAGGAGTTAAGTACGAGGTCTATGATGACCATCTAGGTTACAAGACTTTTGGAATTGGTCATTTAGTAACTGCTAAAGACGAGGAATATGGTGCCAACGTAGGCCATCCAGTTTCAGAGGAAAGAGTTAATGCAGTATTTGACAGCGATGTAGAAACTTACGTAACAGAATCTAAAAAAGTATTTTCTGATTTAGATAAACTACCAGATGAAGCACAAGAGGTAATTGTAAATATGTGTTTTAATATGGGTGCTCCAAGACTATCAAAGTTTAAGAAGTTTGTAGCAGCCGTAAATGATGGTAATTGGTCAACAGCAGCCGTTGAAATGATGGACAGCCGTTGGGCAAAACAAGTTGGTGTTAGAGCAGAGAGATTAAGAGATAGAATTAAAGCACTATCTACTTGAACGCCTACACCGATTAACGATGAACATAAGAAACAACGTGATGACCTAAATGATATGTACTCTAAAAAAGGCATTTAAGACTTGACAAAGCTATTATACTATGATATAATGTACAGATACAATAAATGAAAGTGAATATAATATGAAAAAAGAGTTTAAGTTTGTAGAGTTAGATAAAACTGTTCTACCTAAAACCAAAGGCAAATCAGTTGACGGTTTTAGATTTTATGATATTAATGGTAAAGCCTATCCATCTGTAACAACAGTATTAGGTATTCTTAAAAAAGAAGGCCTACA